TATCACCTCTTTTCAATTCATTTGAATTTTGTTTTTTCTTTATTTCCTCATAAATATCCTTATCTAATATTTGTTTATAGAAATCAACGTCAACATCATAATTATATCTTTTTTCTATAATGTCCTTTTGATTTGAAAAATGATAAAGGTCCTTGTGTATTGGTATATCAGGATTTTCTTCATATAAATAGTCTTTATCTACATTCTTTCCATCCACATGATTATCAAAAATTTGATAAACAATATCAAACTGTTTACAATACTTCTTTAATTCATTTAGGTACATTTCTGAAAAAAACTTGCGGAAGCTTTTCTGAACATCAACAATAATTAGTGTTCTATTATTATAATTCTCGAATAACTTAAGATATCTCATCTTATTATATATTAATAAAAAAACCCATCATTTCTGATGGGCTTTAGTTATTTATTACTGTTTTAGTTATAGTGGTAATTCCTCTTCTCCTTCTTCAGTTTCTTCTTCAGTTTGTCCTTGACCTTCAGTTTGACCTTCTCCTTGACCTTGAGTTTGACCTTCTCCTTGACCTTGAGTTTGACCTTCTCCTTGACCTTGAGTTTGACCTTCTTCACCTTGAACCTGAGGTTCTTCAAATTCTCCTTGAGTCTGAGCTTGTGACTGCTCCTGTCCTTGAGTTTCTTCTTGTCCCTGTCCTTGAGTTTCTTCTTGTCCCTGTCCTTGAGTTTCTTCTTGTCCTTGAGGTTGAACTTCAGTTTCTTCTACTTGAACTTGTGTTTGACCTTGACCTTGTGATTGTCCTTGTATCTGGCCACCCATAAGAGCATTTCCAGGTAGTTTTTCAACATCAAGGTTATTCATATTGATGTACTTTACAATTTCTTCAGCGATGTCAACATCACCAAAAAACTGACGAAGGTTTTTACCTGTAGTATCTTTAACTTTTTTAACATAAGCATTGATTAATGATTGTGGAATATCAATCATTGTTTTTACTTTGTAGATATCGTTTACTTGAAGAACAGACTCTTTAATTATCTCTTCTCTATTCTTTTTGATACGATAGTTTTCAAATGTTCTAATATGTTTCATTCTTTAGAAATATTTTTTATAATAGTATATATTAAATAAAAAAACCATTTTTTTTACAATTTAATTAATTAACAATATACCTAAAATTAGACCTACAATGGCCAGTCCACTCATACCACCTCCAACATACATCTTCACCTTAAGATCTTTTATTTTTTGGTCTTTTACTTCAATTAATTCATTTCTATTAAGTAGTTGAGACTCTAATAGTAAAATTTTTTGATTGTGTCTATCTATTTCTGATTGTAGAGTTTTGATTTTATCATCTTTATTATCTAAAGACTCCTTAAGTTTAGAAATTTCTAATTTTTGAATACTTATTATATAATCTTTATCGTTTATCACTTTAACGCAAATAGAGTCATAGTTTAACATTTGACTATTTAAACCTTCGAATAGAGATAGTAGTTCTGAGTTATTATCTAACTGTTGAGCTTGCTCAATTGTCATTACTACTACTTCTTTGCCTAATGAGTCAATCTCAATTCTCGGATATTCTATCTGAGCACTTAATGAAAAAGATATTATAAATAAAATTATTGTTATTAAATATGCCTTCATTGTTTTGTTTTATTTTTTATAGATTCTAATAAAGATTCACCCGTTCTATTTGGTGGATTTTTCTTGTATTCTTCTATTTTCTCTCTAGTTTCACTAAGTTCTTTTTTAATCTTTGAAAACTTTGCATTTGAATTTTTTGCTTCTTTTTCTGCTTTAACTAACTTATTTTCTAAGTCAATTATATCAGCATTTAGCTTTTTTTCCACTACATCTAAACTATCATACTTCAATTTTAATTTTGATATTTCTGAATCGAGTATTTTTTTCTCTGATTCTAAAACTTCATAATCATTCTGTAGTTTTTTAACTTTTTCTTTGTATTCTGAATTGTCTCCGAAAAACCAATAGTAAGAAAAAAACAAACTAACACCCAAAAGAAGTAATATAATTATACTCTTAATATCTAACTTCATAAACTTAAAATTTTTTTTATATATAAAAACATATTACTCCTTTTTTAATTTAAAATTTAGATATATATTTGTACCAATTTATGAAATATAATAAGATTATATCCTTTGATTTTGACGATACTCTGTGTCATACACCGCTGCCAGAAGATGGTAAGTTAATCTGGAAAGAAAAAACTGGATTCGAGTGGCCTCATAGAGGGTGGTGGTCTAAGCCAGAAAGCTTAGATACTGAAGTTTTTGATATACCTGTAAACAATTGGACATATCAAAAATATTTAGATAGTATATCAGATGAATATTCATACATAATATTAGTTACTGGGAGAATAGAAGCTCTTAGAAAAGAAGTTGAAGAAGTTCTTAATATTAATAATTTATCTTTTGATGACATTTTTTTGAACTTTGGTGGAGATACTTTCAACTTCAAAACAAAACTATTTGAAAACTTAATCAGAAAGTATGAGCCTGAAGAATTCATAATGTATGATGATAGACAAGAACATCTACCAAAATTCTGTGAGTGGGCAAAAAATCAACCTTGTTCAGTGACTGTGGTTGATGTAGTAAATAAAACAACTAAAACATTTAATTAATATGGCAACAATTACAAAGAAAAAGACAAAAACTAGTGTAGAAGAAGTTATTTCAAAACCATTTAGATTGGATTTACATAATGATGATTATAATACATTTGATCATGTTATTAATTGCCTTATGAGAATTTGTAAACACGAATTTGAACAAGCTTCACAGTGTGCACACATAGTTCATTATAATGGTAAATGTGATGTTAAATATGGAGACTACGAAACAATATCTACAATGAAAGAAAAATTACAAAGTGCTGGTTTGAGTGTAACTATGGAGGTTAATTAACCAAACCAATTTGTACCACCATTCATTCTTCCATTTTTGTATCGGTTTTTAACTTGATTTCTTATCCTTAGAACCTGACCATAATCAACACCTTCGATAAAGTCAACACCTTTTAAGCACTCGTCTATGTGATTTTTCACTTGTTTGTCTATATTGGTATGCACTTCTTCAACCATCTCTCTAAAGTCATTTCTTTTAAAAACCGAAGTGGTGTTTACGATTGTCATAACACAATCATCATGTCCAACATCCGCAGCATATTTTGTATTTCCTGCGCTTGTGGTGTGTTTAACAAATGTTGTTATTTCTCTAATAGTATCTTCATTATTTATACTAAATCCTTTAGATAACATTAAGTCTTGATAATCTTTAACTAAAAGGTTTTTATTTTCACCTACTTTCAATCCAACCTTTTCTTCATTTGAATCTGCTCTGTGTTTATACCTAAAAAATACAGATGATCCATAGTTATTATTTCCTTCAAAAACATGAGGCATTTCAGCAAGTAGAGCATTTCCGTAATTATTTAATTCTAAAACTATTTTTACGTTCTCTGGATTCAAGTATTCGAAAACAAGAACGTATAATAACTCTGAAAGCTGCTTAACAGAGATTATGTTGCTTCTAAATATACCGACTTGTTCAAGTTTGTAAAAATCAACTATAGATTTATATGATAGTTTTTGACTTTCGATTATATCAATTGATTTTGGTGATATTTTAAAAATATTAATGACGGAATAATCTTGACCCAGTCCTTCTGATATATCAACTGATATAACAAGTTTATATTCCCTTCTTCTAACTGGTAAAAATATATCATCATCTTCAATCCATTTTAGTCCTTCATAAGAAAATCTTAGAAAGTTTTCAAACTCAAAGCTCTCTTCAAAGATATAGTTTTTCTTATTTTTCAAAAGATCCTCTATGATACCTTCACTTAAAAGAGATTTACTGGCGTTTATAAATCTTAAACCATATTCCTGATTAAATGCATCTTCTCCTCCTATATCTTTTATAGCTTCTTCTTTCCAAGTTGTCACTTCTGCCAAACTCATTATTGGTACTTCCCATTCTTTATTGTTTATTATTGTGAACTTTTTCACATCATCATCTGAGCATTTATCATTATTTGTTATATGAATCACATCTTTCTGTAAATCACTATTCCAACCCATTTCGATTTTTGTTACATCACCCCATTTTTTTTCAACCGCATCTAAAACATCTTCTTTTGTTAGCCCATTTTCATATAATTTGTGTTGATTTAATCTTAGATATGTTACAAATCTTCCCGGTACTTGATACCAATAAACCCTCATTGCCTTATAGTTATTCTTTTGAGGATCTCCTTCTGGTCTCTCAGCATCTGTTAATAATTTATGAAATAAATTCATTCCATTCGGTGTGGATGTAATTATAATTTTTGAATTCTGAACCGCTGCTGTTGTTGGAAAGGCCGCAGTATAGTAAGGTTCAATAATATTAGAGGGAATATGAGCAAACTCATCTAAGTAAAGAACGTCAATAGTAAAACCAATCGCTGGTGTTTTTGTTCTTGCTGATGTTTTTATTCTACATCCATTTTCGAATGTTAATGATTTTTGGTTCCAAGTTTTAATACCAGGTTTTAAAAAGAAAGGTAATAATGTATAAATTGACTTAATCTTATCAACAATTTCAACCGCGGTATCACCTTTGTTCGCAACAATCATTATGTTTTTATCATTATCAAATAGTATTTTATGTAACATAAAAATCGCAGATGATATGGTCTTACCTACTTGCCTAGACGCCATAAGTATATTAAATCTACTCTGTACAAAGTTGTCAAGTATTTCTTTTTGATAGTCTCTTAATTTAATATTACCGATGCTACCGTCTTCTCTTTTCACTTTACAATATTTTTCTACAAAGTAGTGAACATCTAAAGCACACTTAATATACTCTTGTTGTTCATCCGAAGACATTTTGAAGGCAACTCCAGCTCTTCTTAGACCTACTTCTGATTTCAACCAAGGGTTTTGATATCTTTTAATTACTATACCATCATTAATCTTATCACTTGCATCCTCAACTAATTTTGTTGTGAATACCATTTGACGCTCTTGTGTTTCATTTATCGCCACTAGAAAGAAATTTTTTTTTATATATATTGTAAAAAACCACTTCTTATGTCTAAAACTGAAAACGAAAGAAATAGACTTCAAGACGAATTTGACCAAATTCAATCGGAAAATGGAGAGTTTGATATTTCTAAACATTTAGCAAGGCCAGAGGATTTACCAGACTTAGGTGAGATTGAGATATATGATTATGATAGTGATTTATCTGTTGCTTCAAACCAAAGTATGGAGGTTTTGGAGTCACTTGTTGACTTATATTTGAGTGACATACCTCAGTTAAAAGAACATCCATATATCAAAAATAAAATGAAAGAAGATGCTATGGTTTATGCCGAGACTATTTTCTTGACAAAAATGACTAGAAAAAACTTTTTGTCACAGTTGAGACAAGTAGATAACGGTGATAATTCAGCTAGAATGCATGAGGTGGTGAACCAAACAATTGGACAGATTAGAGAAAATGCTAAGTTTTTATCTACTCAAAGAACTGATTTGGAAAAATTTTATAAAAACCTAAGAAAAGACTTAGGGTATAATGAAATAGATAGCCCTCAATTAAATAAACCATCTGATGAGACTGATGACTCAGTTAATGATGGTGATGTCACGGACAACAGAAGATTGAATGAGATGATTAAACAAGCAATGTTGGGTAGAGATGTCAAAAAGGACTAATTTTTATATCTGAAACTTTCGAATGTTTTAATTATTCTTAAAGGTGAAAGTTTAACATCAGATGTGATAAATTTATTTAGTTTGTTGAAAGTTACTTCTTTAATAATTACCCTTAAATCTTTCTGAAATACATCTTTTAAAATCATTTTTACATCATCATCAGAGTTTGATTTCATAAAATCAAAAGTTTTATTCATCTCGCTCATATCAAATAATGATTTTTTTGAATTATCATAAAAGAAAATCGTATCATATTGAGTTATACTCTCATTTTTAAACTTATCTCCTTCTGATTTAAGACCAATTAGATGTTGCAATATTAGTCTTACTTTCTTGTATGATATTTCATCTTCTTCTCTATTGAAGAAAGTCTCACTTATATAATAATAGTTTTTAATAACTATTCCATAATTTGATAGTTTTTCTTCTAATTTTCTAATTAATACCTCAGAATTTCTTTTTGTATTTTTAGAACAAATAACATACAAATCATCCTTTGTGTTTTTAAGGTGTTCAAAATTATTTTCGTAAATTTCAAAGTCAACTTTATCAATTATCTCAGGATTCATAAACTCTTGCATAGAGAATGATAAATCTGAAAAATTCGTATTAGTTTTAGTACATTTAATTTTTAATAAATCTGAAGTTTCTTTTTTAATCCAGTGATAAACACCACCTATCATTATTTTTTCACCATTCTTAAACCATACTCCATTTTTAATCAGATTAAACTCTGATTGTTCTATTTTTAAAATAGGAATAGATGGCTTTAGTTTAGAAACAATCCAAACTTTACTGTTGCTTCTGATGAGCGTTGATAAGTCAAAAAAGTGAGCATTCATAATTTAAAGTTAGTTACTCTGTATTTTATTTGATGTGATTCATTTGAATATCTTTCTCCCTCATATTGTTTATCTTGCCAAGTAACTCCATTACTTAAATCATTAGAAAAACTTAAACATTTTTTACACTTTTTTGGTTCTTCTAAAACACCATCTACATTTATCAAATCATTATCACTGAATCTAAATGTAGCTTTACACCAGGGATTATTACAAACAGTCGTTCTTTCCATATTTTGTATATATTAAAATAAAAAAACCCATCTTTTGATGGGTTTTTGATTAAATTAATTTTATTTAACAATATCTAAACTTAATGCAAAATCATAAATTGTCGGTAAATTTAGATATTTAACAAATCCGTTCTTAATATCTGATAAATTCTTTGATTTTTTTATTATATTTATAATCATAAATCCGAATTCTTCTTGAAAATCCAAATAACATTCGCTCCAAGGAATTCTATAGTTTTCTAATGTATTCCATTCCTCATATCCTCCAGTAAGCCAGTACAAACACTTAGCTGGTGTTATTTTATCTGTATCAATATTTTTTATTTCTAAGTTCCAGATTTCCTCATCTTTTACATCCATCTTCATTAAAATTGCGACCGCTTCCGCTAAATCACTTGTTACCTCTCTTCCTATTTCAAAACTATAACTATCAATGTTTTCCTGTATAAGTACTTTACCATTGAAAAAAATCAAATCAGGTTCTGATTTAATTAACTCCTTTCTTCTTTTCATAATAGTTGATTATTTTTTAATTAAGTCTAATACCACTTATCCAATTTCCATCAAAATATCCTCCTTCCCATATTCCATTTTCCCAATTGCCATAAAATCCTCCATTTTTAAATATACCATAATGCCAATTTCCTGACATGAATATTCCTTCATGCCAAATGATAGTATCATTTTCTATTTCGATAATTGCGTTATCTACTTCAGAGTCGATTAGCCAATAAAATTTTAATTGCTTTAATAATTTAATAATTTGATTCCTCGTTGTGTAGGTTTTCCCATTATATTTAATCTCTAGAAAGTCCATCTTTAATAATTAGATTTACATATTTATATATTGATGTATTTTTATCAAAAAAATAGGAATCCTTAAAATTTTAAAAATTTTAAAATAAAAAAAACCAGACCGGAAAATCAAATACGGCCTGGTTTCTACGAAAGCTTTAATTCAATTAGGAATTAGAAATATTGTCTAAAAATTCTTTTTCTTCTTTTAACAAAGAATTAATACCAAATTCACCAATTTTATCTAAAATAGTATCCAAATCTAAAACTATTTTAACATCTTTAACATCTTTGTTCTTTTCTTTTTTGAAAAAATCGAAAGATTTTAGTTTCAAAAGTTTTTCTTTTTCTTTTTTAGATAAACCTCTATACTGAGGATAAACAAAGAGAATGTCTTTGTAGAGTGGATCTTGTGATTTCTTACCGAAATCTTTTTTTACCTGAGCAGCGATTGGACCAGACTCACCTGGTATGATAAATACTTTTTCTACCTTTTCTACCTTACAGGTGAGTAGATTAAAGAATTTTTCATCTGATGGATTTGCTTCAAAACCTAAACTTTCAGCAATTTTAGTTAACTGCTTTTGATTATATTTTTTTACTTCAATACAAATTATTTTAGAAAAGTCCATAGTTATTGTTTTATTTATACAAATATAGTAATACTTTTTTAATTATCAAAATATTAATGAATTATTTTTATATTCATT